ATAAAAAAGAGTATTTTCCCTGTAGTAATGTCGCAGTAGAAGGTGTTAATAGTTTTACTATTGATCCAGAAGATTGGGTAAAAGCAGAAGATAGTGGAACAGTCTTACATATTTGTCACTCTCATCCAAACGGTGATCTCACAGCTTCAGAAGAAGATATTGAAAGCTGTAATTATATAGGACTATCTTGGTTTATTTTCGATCCACTTAATGATGAAGTTCAGGAATTGAAACCTGAAGCATTAAAACCTTTACTCAATAAAAGTAAATTTATAAATAGAGAAAGAAGAGATGATGAAGAGGGATTACGCAAAATTAAAGTTTATGGAAGATTAGCTGAGTTATTAGGTTGGCACGTTAATTATGCAGATGTTAAAAATATAAAAGATGTTTATAAATATTTTAAGTCTAATAATCCTAATATTGAAAAATACTTAAATACAGAATATAACATTATTAAATTCAATAATAATCCGATTCAAAGTATTGAAGAAATGACAATGGATAGCGAAGGAGATATAACAATAATCCCAGTGGTTTCTGGTGCTGTTTGGTGGTTTGTTGCTCCTATTCTCATTGGAGGAGGTGCTGCTATTGCTGCTGGTGCTGCTGCAACATCAATAGCTTTTGCTATTGGAACAGCTTTGATCGGAACTGGTATTGGTATGGCAATTCAAGGAGTAACAAATATGTTATTTCCTCAACAGCAACCAGATATAGGTGATATAGGTATAGGTGAAACAGATACACGAATGAATTATTCTTTTAGTGGTATTCAAAACGTCAGTCGTAGTGGTGTTTGCATCCCTCTAATTTATGGAGAGGTATTTACGGGTTCTATTGTAGTCTCATCTGGTACTGATACCGCTCCCGTATTCAAGGATTAATTATGACTATTCCAAGTGATATTAATGATGTAAATAGTTTAAGATTTAAGAAAAATGATGTAGAAGGTCAATTAAATGTAAGATATTACGATTCTGAGATGAAAGATGGCGAGATCGGTTCTCGTCAATTTGTTACTTTATTAGACGTTATTTCTGAAGGAGAAATAGAAGGCTTTCCATCTGCTATAGATGCAGGATTAACGCAAGGAACAAATAATTATAATATATGTGCTTTAAAAGATGTTTTTCTTAATAATACACAAGTACTAAAACAGTCTGCACCAAATACAAATCCTGATGATAGTGATTTTAACTTTGGAACGTCTGATTCAAACAGGCCAAGATTCATACCTCGTTTTGGAACATCTAGCCAAACAAGAATACCAGGTTTAAAAGAAACAGAAAGAGATAGAAGCATCGGAGTTACAGTCACGGTTGCAAGTCCACAAACTGTTACCATAACTGATACTTCTACAGAAGGAGTTAGAGTTACTATTGGATTTCCTAGATTAACAAAAGTTGAAGATGATGGAAGTATTTCTGGTACAACAGTTACATATACAATAGAGCTAAAAAATCAAGCGAATACTTTACTCAAAAAAATTAACACAACTGGTAATTTAACAGGATTAGATCGTGATGTACATACTGGAGGAGGCAGAGTAACTGGTAAGAGTACATCTCCATATTTCAAAGATCATATTTTATTTCTTCCTAACGACATAGAAAATTCTGATTTTCCTCTTACGGTTACTGTAACTAGAGTCACAGAAGATAGTACCGATGCTTTATTGGTTAATGCCTTTGAACTAACTTCTATCACAGAGTTAATATTTAAGCCATCTACTTTTGCTAATACTGCTCTTAGTGCTGTGCGTTTTGATGCTGAAGTGTTTAGGTCTATCCCAAGAAGGATGTATAGAGTACGAGGTAGAAAGATTCAAATACCTCATAATTCAACTGTTAGATCAGATGGAAGTTTAAGTTTTAGTGGTGATTTCAATGGCTCTCTTAAAGCTTCAAAGGAGTATTGCAATGATCCAGCTTGGGTTCTTTATGATTTACTTTCGGAATCAAGAGCAGGATTTGGTGATTTTATAGCAGAAACAGAAATAGATAAATTTGCTTTTTATGATGCTTCTGTTTATAACTCTGAGCTTATTAATAATGGCCGAGGAGGTACTGGCCCTAGATTTAGCTGCAATATTGTAATACAAAAAAGCACTTCTGCTTATACTTTGCTTGATCGGATTGCATCAATAATGAGAGCTAGTTTATTTCTTGAAGATGGAAAAATAACCCTGACACAAGATAGACCTACTACAAGTACATACTTCTTTTCATATTCAAACGTCACAAAAGATGGATTTGTTTATACAGGAGCTAGTCAGAAAACTAAAGACACAGTTATAAATGTTAAATACTTCAGTAACGAAACAAGAACATTTGAGTACGAAACTGTTGAAGATACTGCTGCTAATCAGTCAAAATATGGTGTTGTTGTAAAAAATATAGAAGCAATCGGATGTAGTGATCAGGCACAGGCCCGAAGAATGGGTTTATGGCATTTATTTACACAAAACAATGAAACAGAAACAGTATCTTTTTCAACAGATGCTTCTGCTGGGTCTTTAATTAGGCCTTCACAAGTAATAACGATCCAAGATCCTGTCAGAAGTGGTTTACGAAGATCAGGAAGAATAAAAGCTGCCACAACAACTGAAATTACTGTTGATAATACTAAAGATTTACCAACTGAAGCAGCAACAGGAGATCAATTATCAGTTATTCTTACCGATGGATCGTTAGAAACGAAAACAATATCGACTATATCTGGATCTGTAATAACAGTTTCTAGTGCTTTTACTTCTGCTCCTCAAGTTTTCAGTAATTGGTTACTTCAAAGAAGTACTACAGAGACAGAAGATTTTAGAGTTTTATCAGTATCGGAAGAAAATAATTTATTCACGATAACAGCAATGTTCCATAATTCTTCAAAATATGCCTTTGTTGAAGATGGTGCTTCTGTTACTGTGCCTGTAATAACAAATCTTATTGATCTTAAGCCTTCACCTGGAAGCCTTTCAGCTCAGGAACTTATAGTTGTTTTAGGAGATAGAGCAGTTAGTAAAATAATATTAACTTGGCAACCAGTATCAGGTGTTTCACAGTATTCAGTAAAACATAAATTAAATAATAGTGGTTTCCAAACAACAATAGTTCAAAGTCCAGTTTTTGAAATTTTTGATTCAGAGTTAGGAACTTATGAATTTGAAGTATTTAGTTATAATGCTTTTCTTGAACCAAGTGTCGAACCTTCACCTTTAACTTTTAGTGCCGTAGGAAAAACAGCTTTACCAGCAGATGTGCAGAATGTAAAAATTGAGCCTTTATCAGACCAATTCGTACGATTACGTTTTGATAAATCTACAGATGTTGATGTTATTCATGGTGGAAACGTTGTAATTCGTAGTTCAAATTTGACAACGGGGTCAACTTTTACTAATTCAGTTGATGTTTTACCAGCATTGAGTGGAAATGTCAGCGAGTCGATTGTTCCGAATATTGTAAATGGAACATATCATTTAAAATTTAGAGATGATGGTGGTCGTTTAAGTTCTGGTGATGCTTCTGCTGTTTTAATTCAAACGATTCCAAATACATTACCGAAACTTACTGTTTTAGAAGATAGAGAAGATCAAGATAGTCCACCCTTTCAAGGAGCAAAGGTTGATTGTTTTTTCAGTGATGATGTTAATGGACTTGTTCTTGGTTCTCTTGTGACATTAGATTCCGAACCAGATTTTGATTCTATTGCTGACTTTGACTTTATTGGTGCTGTTGATATTACTGGTGGTTCTTATGAGTTTGCAAATACTTTAGATTTGGGAGGTAAACAACCTCTTAGATTACGGAGACATTTTGTAACTCAGGGTTTTTATCCCAACGATTTAATTGATAGAAGGACAGCTAATATAGATACTTGGACTGATTTCGATGCAGCCACAGCATTTAATGTTGGAGCTTCTTTATTAGTAGCTACTACTGATCTTGACCCTGATTTATCAGTCTCGGCTACTTACGGACAAAGCGGAACAACTATCACAATTAGTAAAACCGCACATGGTTATTCTGT